TTTGCAGCGCGCCGATGTTCATGTTACAAGTCTGTACATCAGAATTTAGCTTGGCCTTTTTGTCCATCAGTTCTTGCATTTCGGTCAGAGACTTGTTTGCATCATTCAACAGCAAGACCAGCTTGTCACGAACCACTTTGCTCTTGTGAAGTTTTTCTTGTTCTTCTGCCAACTTTGAAGCGCGGAAATCATCATCAATGGTTTGTTTGCAAGTAGGACAATTTGCGTTCTCATTATAGAACGAGATATCACCGGAAGTGCGTGTATCATGAACATCAATCTTGTGAAGTTTGCTGGTCAATTCATCGATTTTACTCTTGACGCTTGGCATCTTCACCAATTTCATGTCGATTTCATCGATCTGATCTTGAAGGTCTTTTTTCTTGGTTTCCAAAGAAGCAATTTTCGTCTGATATTCTGCAATCTTCGCCTTCTTTAAGGCAATCAGATCATTGGTTTGCTGCTTCAACTCCTTCTCGTGCTTTTCCTGCATCTCTATTGAGTTGTTCAACACCGATATGTCTTTTTCGATGGTGGTGATTTTTTCTTTCAGTGTGCCTTGTCTGTCCTTGAGAATGTTATTCATCACAGTGAAAATTTCGATGTTCAGCATATCCTCCAAGACCTTGCGCCGTTCGGCAGCAGTCAATGACAAGAAGGCTTTCCAATTGGCAGCACCGAGATCATAGGATATTTGCAGGATTTCCTTTTCCAGCTTATCCTGATAATCTTTGCTCGCAGCATCCTGATCAATCATCTTGCCATTTTTGTATATTTCAAAGATGGTTGGTTTGATGCCTCGAACTACTTTGAACGGAACGTCACCAATACGAAAATCAATCTCGACAACACAATCCTTTTTGTTGATCATGTTGACGAGAGTTGGTTTGTTGATTTTCCTAAACGACTTTCCATAAAGACCGAAACATAAGCCATCAATCAGAGTGGATTTTCCAGCACCGTTTCGACCACATATCAAAGTCGTCTTGTGTTTATTCAATTCATATCGTGAAAATGCATTGCCAATTGACAGGAAATTCTTCATGCCAATTCGTTCTATTGTCAGCATTATTTCTCCTTCTGCATGCGTTCGAGCGTTTCATACAGCGCTCGCATTTGCGGCGTCATTGTTTCCTTAGCCTGTTCTTCCTCACTTTTTTCGGTTTCTTCTTCAAGACTTGGAATGGTCGTATATTGGTGATAAGCATCATATGGGGTAGTGTTTGCTGCTTGTTTGTATTGATCATCAGGGCGAAAATGCGAATTGTATTTATTCAATTCGCTGGCAATTTTCTTTTCCATCTTCGATCTAGTCTCATTAGTGTTTACTTTCTCTGATTGGTTTTGCGACGGATTTTCATGTCGTTTGCCTCGGGGTTCAACAACCTCAATCGACATTTCATAATTTGTAGAAGCGTTTATAGCGTCCTTTGCAACAACAAGTTCATAATTGCTGTTTATAACAATCTCTTCTGCAATACTCCTTGCAGCATCTAACAACTTTTGCCTTAACAAGTCCTTTTCAAATCTAGGATCAATCATATTCATGTATTGATCATCAATTACGAATATTGTTCTGTATTTGTGCGTTGTCATGTACCATCCTCACTTTTCTATAACAAAATTGCTCGCTTCTTTGTACAGTTCATGCATCAGATTTTTCAAATTGACCTTTACACCATCTTCAAGTTCAAGTCTAGCGTCTATTGATCTATCGATGATAGTTTCTGTGTTATCAGCACCACTGACAATCACTTCTTCTCCCACTTGTGTGATGGGTTCAACTACTCTCAATTCGAGTGGTTGTTGTGCAACCAATTTGTCGTGCCACAGATCAAATGCAAATGGGTCTGGTTTTTCTTTGACAATTAATCGCACCCATGTATTCGCTATGTTTGGAACCTGCGATGTGTCTGTGTTCTTGTCAAAAAAGATTTTGTTGAACATGCTTCGCGTGTTCTGATGAAACTTCAATTCAAGCGTGTCTGTATCAAAGATGTGAAAGCCACATCGGTTATCGGCTTCACCCCAATTCATGTGGTATGGTGAGCCGAGATAATGTATGTTGTCGAAGCTCGATTTCAAATGAAAGTGGCCAGTGAAAACACGACTAAATTTTTCAAAGACCTTATGATTCAGGCCATGATGACACATTTGTCCCTTTATCATTTGAAATCCAGAAAGCTCAAGGTGCCCCATTACAATCGGTGAATCTGTTCTTGCTATCATGTCCATGGTATCATCATAATTCGTTTCTGTTATCCATGGAACATAGAGAAACCAATTATTTTGCCACTGTTTGTTAATGGCTCCAATGTATACATTAATGTACCTTCGATCATCAATCAATTCAGTAAGAGCATTTAGTTGGTTTGTGTTCTTGTAATATGTGTCGTGATTGCCACATATAATGTCCATTGGAATTTTGATACGATCAAGAAACTCTTCACGCATCGTTTTCAGCGTTTTGATATTGATGTACTTTCGCCTATCAACCAAATCGCCAAGATGAATAATACCATCGCAATTTTCTTCTTCGATGGTTGGAAAGAACTGGTCTCGATAGAACTCCACCATCGAATTTCGCAATTCATCATTGTCTCCGCGCGCACCCCAATGTGTGTCAGTTATCAAAGCTAGCTTCATGTTTATTCCTTGAATCAAAATCTTTTCGTAATTGCACATATGGATCAAACGAAATGCCTTGATGTGTCAACAAGTAAATTTCAAAATGAAGTCTGGTTGTAATAAGACAACTAAAACCACGAGAACATGTTTGATCAGCCAATGTACGCAAGTCACGCAAATCTGAAAGAATACTGCTCATTGTTATACATCCTCTTCATAGAAGTCGCTCAATGTAACTCCTGGTTTCAATCTATTGAGTCGTTTGCGCTCTTTTTCCTGTTCCATGTCTCGTTCATATGAAGAAATGTACTGATTGCTGATGTCATTCAACTCAGGAGGACATGCGCCTGATTGCCCAGCAAGCTGTTCTTCGATCTGAAAATTTTGGTACGTCTTGTATCTACTATACATGTTCTTGCGCTCATCCTTGATGCGCTGTTTGAACGTGTTGATAACATACTGTGTGAAGTATGAAAAGGGCCTATTCTTGATTAATTCACCAGTCTCAGGGTCTAAGCGATGAGACTTAAAGTTGCGTATGTACTTGACGCAATTAAGTACGCTGTCGCTCTGCATTTCTTCGAGGAATGTGTACTGAGAGAAGTTGGACGCCTTGCCAACATTCTTAGCCAGTAGGAGGAAGCAATGTCCCAAAAATTCTGGTATGCGTGGCTGTTCTTCGCCAGCGAGATCAGCTTTGTCACACGCATCTAGATATTCAACCAGCGCATCATAAAATTCGTCGTTGTTGATATAGTCAGTTCTATGCTTTTTTTTCATAAACGGTTTTCTCACCAAAATCCCAAGACTGTACAAATGCTACACTAGTTATCTCAACTAGTGAACTCAACTAGTATATTTCAAAGATGTTACACTAATCAGTTAACCTAACTAGTATATTTCAAAGATGTTACACTAATCAGTTAACCTAACTAGTATATTTCAAAGATGTTACACTAATCAGTTAACCTAACTAGTATATTTCAAAGATGTTACACTAATCAGTTAACCTAACTAGTGAACTCAACTAGTATATTTTTCAAACTGGTTATTGACACTAGTGTATCAACTGGTGTAACTTGTTGATTAACTAATAGGTATCTAACCTGTTTTCCTAAGTACATTATACTAATTTCAAAAACAGGTGTCAATAGCCTAAACGACTTTTTAGTGAAAAGATGTAGAAATTATTGTTTCATCTTCTTCAATCTCATTGAGAAGCATCGATTCGACCATATATTCATTCACTTTTGAAATTCGCTCCAATTGTTTTTCCATTGCTTTCTTGCTATTGAATAACGATAATTCATAGTGCCTTTCCACAATAGGGTGTACAGGAACACAAGAAATAATCTTGTCTGCTGATACCTCAATAAAATCATGTTCTGGTTTGGCAAATGGAAGATAAGATACCAGAACTACTGCACTACCAGTAGTAGTCTCGATCTCAGTAGAGATTAATGGTTCATATATAACGTAAACTTCGTCTTCATGTTCAACAGAACCAAAGATTTCATCTCCATTACACAGTCGAATATGTTGAATTTTACTCATTAGTGTCCTTTCTGTAGCCATACTTCTTGATCTTGTATGGAAACCGTTCAGCTACATAAATTTTCAATCGTTCATAGAAATGAAGCATACTGAAATTTTGTTTCTTCTGATACGATAGATCATCAACAATGTCATAGAGACATGCACTGGTTTTTTCATTGGATCGTCTCAGCACACGACCAATTGCTTGAAGTGTTGTTATTCTAGATTTGGATGGGTGAGTGAAGTAGATATTATTTAGTCGTTTGATGTTTGTACCAGTAGCAAATGCCTTTGTGGTAGCAAGTATTATTGCATCAGTTTCATTCTCAATTTGTGCTCTGTAGCCATCTCTAACGTCTGCTGGTACACCACCATGAATATAATAGATTGGCCTGTCAGTGGCTTTCTGTAGCATTTCTAGAAGGTGTTTAGCGTGCTTGTCTACGAAATTCACTAGAACCAGATTGTTACCGGGTTTGTTCACAACCATTTGTGTAATGATCTTGTTACGTTTCTCATTATTGACAATCCAGTCCACTTCTTCTTGATATGTATACTGAGATACAACTTGGCATGCTTTGTCATCCCATTTCAGCAATATGCAGTTAACAGAAAAGTCTGCTAGAACTTCTTTCTTGATAAGATTATCTGTTGTCACAACTCTTGACACAGCACCAAGCAATCCTTCGATCACCAGTTCGTTTGCTTCGGTTCCATCAAGTGTACCAGTAGTTCCAAACCTGTACTTGGTGTTGGTCATCTTTTCTAGTATGCCAGTGAGTGATTTAGCTTTTGCACCGTGCACTTCGTCAACAATGACGCAGCCAAATTGCTGAAACCAAGTGCGAGGCATTTTGAAAATGCTTTGCCAAGTTGATATGCCTATCATCTCATCAAAATTTTTGTCTCGTCCAGAATAGATCAAATGACAGTCTTCATCATAGCCATAGTTCTTGAAATCCCCTTGCATCTGATGCAACAAGCTGGTAGTTGGTGCAATGATTAGCGTCTTGACATTCAACAAACGAGCCAGTAGGTATATGCACAATGATTTACCACCGCCAGTAGGAATGAGAATAGTTTTACGTTCTGCATTCAGAGCATCAAGCACCGCTTGAAACTGATAATCATATGGTGTGAGGGTGAGTTCGAGACTGTCAATTGCTGATTGCAATTGTTCGCGTGTCCAGTTAGTTGAAGAAGGAATTTTCGGATCAACTTCTACATCATAATCGCGATCTTTTGCGAATTGAATTATTCGTTGCAACAACCCTACATAGACCAATTTGGTCTGTTGATTGTACAATCGTATTTTACCGTCCCATGAGCCACGCTTGTATGCTGGCATATAACGAAACCCAGGAATGAAAAACGAAAACGTATCGCGAAGTTCGTGTTCTAATCCTTCATTTGAACCAGTCACAAACATGTGAACTTCGTTGTAGTATCCGATAAATAATTTCTCTGCCACCATAACCTCTTGCTAAGAATTGGTATATGGTGTATATATGATCCAGTCACTTACGGAGAATCAGATTGACAACAGATGATATCATAAACGAGTGGAATCAAGACGCTCCTATCAGCGAATTGGAATTGGGACGATCAGCACGCACAATACCTGAATTGCATTCTAAGTATTATGCGATGTACATCGATGCTAAGCGAGAACAAGCAAAGGCTCGAATCTTGCTCAAGCGGCTTAAAAGCGAGAAGACTGAATTCTTGATCAATCCAAGTATGGAAGTAGCACAAGAAAAATCTTGGGATATTCCAGACAGAAAAGTTCTCAAGGGAGAAATAAAGGATTACTTGGAGGGCGACAGCGATATTTCTAAGTTGGAATACAAGGTTATGGAATGCGAATTGAAAGTCGAGACGTTACAGGAAATATTGAAACAAATTCACAATCGCAATTGGATCATCAAAGCGGCTCTGGATGATAGAGCATTTTTACACGGAGAATAAGATGTTTGCAATCAAAGTCATCTTTGAAGATTCATATTTGTATGTAATGAGTGATGCAGAAAGTGAATTGCCTATGATGTTCGAAACCAAAGAGTTGGCAGAAAAACATGCCAATCTCTGGATCACAGACAACACGCCAGATAATTTTGCTATCGTCGTTCCATATCCTATGGATATGCTGGAACCCAAAAAAGAGTCTTAGGGGCCTTCCATGAGCATTTTGATAAACGGAAGAAATTGTTCTTCTGTAAAATCGTTTTTTGCGATGTTAATAGAATAGCAAACAAATTGAACATTTCCTTTTACATATCCATTTGAAGAATCAATGCGATCTAATGATGCAAGATTGGGCTGTTTTTTGCTATTCCATTTTGGTTTGATCATTGGTATTTTGGTGTAAGAACACAAACCATTTTGTTTTTCCCATATCTCTATAAGATAGTCATCATCGATGTCAAATGGTTTGCCAGCTTTCTTTGCTCGTGTTCTACAACGTTTCAATATTTCCGCGAATTCTCCCTTTTTACTATATTGATTTCCCCACTGAGAAGCGGGAACTCTTCTAGTTGTATGAAATCGATTTGCATGACTTGATGTGCAAGATCGGCTACAAAAAAATCTATCCACTGGACGACCATTTTTCACCTTTCTTCTGAATTCCTTAGTCTTTAGACTAAATTCTTTTTGACATTCGTAACATTTCATTGGCATGGTACTTGACATCTGAAATCTCCTGGTATATAAATAGAACACTGACGCTTGAGACTGCTGTTGAAGCAGACCAGACAGGATGTGCGACTCATCCTCGCCTCCACCAAAAGCTCATATAGTTTCGATTATGTGAGTTTCTGGGGGGCGCGTAGGATCGATGGATGTGGATAGAGTATAGTCGATGTTGGTCGGTATGGCAAGCACCGTTATCGCGGCTCACAACTAGATGCAAACGATAATGCACCTATTGCTTTGGCTGCATAGCTAAGCGGGGTTTGGTGGTTTCCCTGGCAACAGAAAAACCACCATTTTCTACCTAACGCACAAGGTGTGCGGCAGCACTGTTAATGCTTGTGAGCTTGGTTCGATTCCAAGAGGTAGAGCCAGTTTAATAGAGGATCGATATGATGAATCTGAAAGAAGCGAAAGCTGAATGTGAGCGTTGGTTTGCATATCTTGAAAGTCAAAAAGAGCGTTCATTGCAATTCCAAAAATTGGCCGCTAAACGAAGAAACAACGAAATCAGTCTTGAAGAAGCAAGACGAGTACAGCGCAATCTTGACAACTCCATCAGAGTTTTTGATGGAGCCAAACTTGAAATTGCTGTCAAAACGCTGCTCAAACACGTGAAGGAATAATAATATGCGTTTCATGGTCTTTAGGTATGATGATTATTATTGCCATGGTATTCAAAGCAGCTTCGAGGGATTCGCTTCTTCTTTGGAAACTGCGAAGGATATTCGAGGCGAACGATACGAAAATCAAAACCTCGAAGTTATTGACACCGACACTGGCGAAATTCATGTTTTTCGTTGGAGACCAACATATAGATATGAATCGAAAGGTTATTATGTACAAGAAAATGCAGACGGGAAATTGATTCCAATCAGCTTTGAACAATATAGGAATCAAAAATCCACATCTAGTGTAAAAAGCAAACAATGGCTTGTTTCTAGACACGTTAAAGATGGTGAAATTCCTGAAATTATTCAGGATCAGGATGATAACTTTGAAAAATTTGAACAACTAGGTTACTGGTCAACCGATATTGAAGATTACGATTATTAATGCGGAGTAGAGCAATCTGGTTAGCTCGCTGGTCTCATAATCCAGAGGTTGTGGGTTCGAATCCCACCTCCGCAACCAATTACGCAAAATGTGCGCTTCTATAAATAGAAAGTGTACATGGACACACGATGCCAAGACGGCATCACATTTCAACTTAAGGGAGACATCAATGTTCGACAAAGTTAAAGAGTGGGTTGCCGATTTCAAAGTTTGGGCAACAGCCGCTATCGCATTCCTTGCTGAATGGACATTCGGCATCATCGACATTCTCAAAGGTCTGTTCAACTAACACGAACTGACTGTAGAAAAACCTAAATACCCTCTGAAAGCAAATTCAGGGGGTATTTTATGTACATCTATAACGTTACTATTCGAGAAGTAATCGACGGCGACACAGTAAAAGTTGATATCGATTTGGGTTTCGATATGTGGCTGTTGAATCAAAACATTCGTCTATATGGCATTGATGCGCCGGAATCTCGAACTTCTGATTTGGTAGAAAAGAAATTCGGATTGTTGACCAAAGCAGAAGTCGCAAAATATCTACCAATAGATTCAAAACAGCAAATGGTTTCTGTATTGTCGCAAAAAGGCAAATTTGGTAGAATCTTGGGTGAGTTTTTGGTAGAAGATATAACAGGATCGCATCGCTTTAATTTAAATCGATACCTTGTTGACAATAAATTCGCCGTTTCGTATGATGGTCAAAGTTCAAGAGACGAATTGAAAGAAAAACACCACGAAAATAGAAAATATCTTTTGGAGAATGGAATAATTCATGGATAAAGGCGATACTGTAATACAAGACACGAGCTTTGAGTTGATTGAGAAAATAGGCAATGAAATTATCGCCATGGTAGAAACACATGGTATTGATTACATCGATGCTTGTATTGAGATAGCGAATATATATGACGTAGATTATGATGATGTTGGTGACATGATAACCAAACATCAGCGACTAAAAGAGTTAGTTCGTAAAGACGCAAAGAAATTGAATTACTTGAAGGCAGACAATAAAACTGAATTCGAATACGAATAAGAATTCGCACCACACCAGTTATCGATGAAGCGGCGGTAAGACGTGGAGATAGCTAGGGTTTTACCGATCCTCGCCATTAAAGGCGTCAAGCCTAGTATTACGGGC